TCTCTACTTTCTCCAGCAACCTTCACTTGACGGCCAAAATAAGAAACATCAATTGGAGTTATATTTGATGGAGGAACTTGCGATCCTTTACATAAATATCTCCAATCTGAAGTAACACCGCCACCTGGAACCGTCCCTAAACTCATTTCCATGAGATTAGTTCTGGCACCACCACCAGATAATTTACTTGTAAATGTGCTAATTCTAAAGTCTGCCATGTTGTGTTATCCTAATGTATTTAATTATGATCCTGGTGGTCCGCCACCCATATTGGTTACTTGTGCATGTTCCCAGTAATCGTAAGCCCAAGTGACTGTATATTCCATTACAGCATCATTTGGATCCCAATTGACATCAACTTGATCCAATGCCGTAGGAAAACAATTCTCAAAAGTGTAGAATTGATCTTGATCACCGGTTTTACTATAAGTAGTAACAGTCATATCTGCAACATACCCACCAAGTTTGCTTAGCATCTGACTATCGCGAACATTGCCTTGATGGGCATTTAATTTGTGCATCCAACTTTCTATTTGGTTTCTGATTGCGTAACCTTCATCATTAATAACAGTAGTTGTTAAATCCTCAAATGTTCTATTACCTGGAATTTTAACTGCGCGACCAAAATAATTAACAGTAGTTATACCCAACGCATTAGCAGGAATTTGTACACCTTTGCACATGAATTTGAAGCCTGGATTCGAACCAGTTGTAGAAGTATCTCCTTTGAGTGTTATATTCACATCAAAAAGAGTAGCTCTAGCGCCTCCTTTAGCTAGTTTCGATATGAAACTATTTTGTCCATCTACTACAAATGCCATTTAAAACCCCTAATATTGTGTATAATTTTAATTATATGTTTATTTATACAGCATTCACAACTTCTTCAAATTCTACACCACTTCTAACTGCAACAAAGTTGAGTAAGATGAAGTTAATGGACTTGGTAGGTTTAACGAATATACTTCCGATAAACTCATTTCTGTCTATAACTTCTTGTGTATTATTTGATTCGTCACAAATTACTGCAAAGTCTTGAATACCACCTCTACCTTGAATATCTCTAAGGAAAGGTTCTACTGCTGAAGTAAATTGTGATCGCGTAAAGTCATCGTTGAATTCAAACATTGAAAACTGTGCAAAATTAGCAATTGATTTTTCTAAAGTAATGAACAATCTACGTACATTAATCCTATCAAAAGCTGAAGGCTTAGATAACAATGTCTTATCACCAAATAATAGAGTACCTTGTCCAGAAAATGAAACAACCGGGTTAACACCATTTTTGTAAAGGTTATCTCTTTCTGTTTTATTAGGATTCCATGCAAGTCGTGCTACGTTTTTGACTTGACCTCTATTAAAACCAGCAGGCGAGAAGAAAAAATCTCTCTCTAATGTGGTTCTAACGACTAGACCAGCAACATCTGGATTTAGTGGAATATATCTAAAAGTATCATTATGCTTATCATATTGATATTTCCATCCGGAATCAATAACAGCATAAGATGTACTTGGTAAAAGGTTTCTAAAATCATTAATAGCTGTTACTTCTCCACCATCGTTATTTACAACATCGGATTGTTCTGGACTAATGAATACCATACAGTCTTTTCGAACTTCAGCAATGTTACTAATTAAATAACTAGCTACTGTTGAAGAACAAGAACCAGCAAGGATTAATGAAATATCTATGTCTTCGGAAGACTTAAATTTATCGAACCCTGTAATTGTAATAGCATCAGTTAATGTTTGTCCATCTGCTCCACCTGTCATACTCTTAGTAACATTAATTCTGTTTTGAGTAAAAGCTGGTTTAGAAGCTGAATTAGCAGAAGATCCCCACGATGCAGTATTAGGTGCAGTATCTGCTCCCGTACTTGTTGGGTGTTTCATCCACCAAATATACTTGGACTGTCTATTGATAGCTTCTTTATAATAAAGAGCTGATCCATCTTCTGATTTAGCATCGGAAGCAACGGATAGTGCTGGAAATGTTTCTAGAACTGTACCTTTAACTCCAGTCCATTCTCCGTCCTCGTCTACTACAACTACATGAACTTCATCTTGTGTTACGCCTCTTCGAGTTGCAAAGTCTGAAGTGGTAGGCGCATAATCGAACACACTAGCAAATTCCCATTCTCTTGACCACGCAACTGATCCAGAAATAGCTGTTGAACTTGGAGAGATTGCTGTATCTAGTGTAGCACTTGTATTACTTGTAATAGATGCTACTTTGTGTGTTTCTCCATTAATGGTAACTTTATCACCAACATTTAATTGAACATCAAAATATGTTCCTGTTCCTGTCATTACTTTTCTAGCTGAATCAGAAACTTGTACTGTTCCTAATACACAAGTAGAAGGCTCTTCAAAATGTGATGATTTCATTCTTACGAATGAAGGTGTTCCTGTTACATCAGTATTACCTGACGACTGGACTGTCATAGATGTATCTGATGCGATAGCAGTTACTAAGTAATACTCAGCTGCTGCGGAATTTTTAATTACATCATTTACTTGTAATTCTGATGTAAGAGCTGTAGATGTGCCTGTTACAGTACCTTCTGTTCCTGCAAAAGTAATTGTCATAGTTCCAGTTAGATCAGCTTGAGCTATATCAGCACCGCACAATCCAACTTTAAGACTATTACCTAATTCACCTGCAAACTTTGCTGCGAATTCACCAAAATTATCTGAAGGACCAGATCCTCCGAATTCGGTGTAATAAGTATTGTAATAGGATTCGTCACTCTTAATTAAGACAGTATTTGCCGCATCTGTCGTCGCGTTATATGCTTGTGAATTTGCTACTCGAACAACATTTAAATTTTGACCGTAGGCTAAGAAGTTCGCCGCTGTGAAAAAAGATAGATATGTTGAAGAGTCAGGCTTCTGGAAATTTTCTACGAGTAGATCTTCACTGCTTACATTAACAATTTTATCTAAGGGTCCCCAGCGAAAAGCCCCAGCAAAAGCACCTGCAGTTGTTCCAGTCTCAGGTACTATGGTAGTTAAATCAATTTCACGAGTAACTACTCCTGGACTTACTGTAAATGCCATCTTCTTCTCCTATAAATCATTGAGTTCATGTATTATTAGTTACTAAGATTATTTATAAATAAGCCGGGTTTCAGAAAAAAACGTTGTGACCTGAATCTTCTAAGATTCTATCAGTTCTCTCTACTTGCCACCTATTCCCTTCATTATCTACGATTTCTTCTTCTCCTAACCCATCATCTATAATACCAAACGGTAAGTAACTCTCTTCAATTTCCTTCATTTTCTCTGAGTACATCTTTTCACGTAAGTCTATATCTGTTAACTCTTTATAATATTCTTGATTAGTTAACCACGCAAAGATGACTAACGTGATTACTAAGTCGTCATGATGCCCCTCTTCAGCTTCATATGAATCTTTTTTTGCTGAAAACGAAGTAAGTTCATATATCACATCATAATCTGTAATAACTAACTTATCTTCTTCAATTAAATTCTTTAACGTTGCACAACCTAAACGCTTTACTTGTTTTGTTGTTCTTACGCCCCATTGTGCATTTTTTCCAAAGCCACCACCTAATTGTTGACCTCCTCTACCTTTCCAAGTCATCATCATCATGTTTTCATATTCTAAATCTTGATGAAGAGTGATAGCTACTTGTTCTCCGATATCGTTTACCTCTACTAAAACAAAAGCTTCATTATAATGCTTAGCTACTTTCCAAATTACATTAGGATATAGTAATGGAGATATAGTATCACATCTATATTTTGCTACAAGTTTGTAGGGTACCCTTGTTGAATCTATAACTGTAAAAGCTGAATAATCTAATCCTTGCCCTCTAGCTGTATCTACACATATAGTATACATATGCTTTTCTTTAGGGTTTTCAAATATATCAATATTTTCTTTTGAATGTATTGGTGTCTTAAATGGCATAGATCTTAATTTAGATCCAGCGATAAGTGTTTGTGTACTACCAACAAATTCTGTTTCGAATTCCTGTGAAAATTGTCTTTCACTAGTATTTCGAATAGTCTCTTCTTTCCATTTAGCATCTCTGCCTGGAATTTCAGACCAATGTACATCTATAGGTATATAATTACTTCTTTTTTCTTCTGCATCAACCCACATCTTATAGAATTGATTTAAACCTAAAGGTGTTGATACAATAAAAACTTTAGTAGTTTGACCAGAAGAAATAGTAGGATATACAGAAGTGAAAAATTCTTCTGCTAATTCTTTTGGAACGTGAGCGAACTCATCTAAAAAGATTATATTAAAGGATGACCCTCGAACTGCAGAAGATGATGTCGCAGCTGCTAATACTTTTGAACCATTCTCTAATTCTATATTACCTTTGTTCCATGCTAAAATACCTTGCTGTAACCATTGAGGTAAATTTTCATAAGATAGTTTTAATCTATCTAACAATTCTCTAGCAAGAGAGCCTTTATTAGCAAGAATACCAACCTGTGTACTTTCATTAAAAAGAATGTAATGTAAAAAGAAAGCTATGATAGTAGTTGATTTACCAGACTGTCGTGGCATCTTACAAATCACAAACCTATTTGAGTGAAATGTTTCTACCATTTTTTCTTGAAAGGAATAGAGATCAAAATCAACTAGCCCTTTATCAACATGAATAATTTTTACATACTTTTTAATGAAATAAACAGGATCTTCTTGACATCTAATATACTCAGCTAATTGCTCTTCAGTAAATTCAACTGGAACATTAGTAGATTTTAATTTTGGATTTCCTAGATAATGTGTGCTTGGCATTTAGCTGTTCATTATGGCCTTCCAATTAGTCTGGCCGTTTTCATCTTTTGGAGCGGTTTTTAAAAATTCAGTACCATTTTCCGCGGTATCTGTTCGTCTTCGTGAAACTATTCGCTTTTTTATGACCTTACGAACGTTTCGTCCACCGTCAGCACTGTATGACTTTTTATGTTCAAAATTTTCTTTTACAACGATTGAATGCATTATTTCTTCTTTCCTCTATTAGCCATAGCTCTTCGAGCTGCTTTCATTCTTGCAGGTTCAGCTCTTCTTACTTCGCGCTTCTTTACTACAGTCTTTCTATCAACCATAGCTTTTTTCATTTCTTTCCAACGCTTTCTTTTAATCATACCACCAGACCCTTTAGCCTTCATAATAGCTTTTGGAATGACTTCACCTTGAGCTTTCTTTAAAGCTGATCTTTGAATCTTTGCAGCTGTTTTACGCTTTAATTGAGCTCTTGCTTTTTTTCTTTTTGTTGAGGATAGTTTGTTAATTCGTCTAGACATTCTACCCAATTTTTTCATTCTACCAATAAAATGAGCTTGTGTCTCTTTTTCATCTAGAAGGTCTTCAGTTATTTGATCTTCAGTTAACTGATCTACCCATTCATAAAAATCGTCTAAAGATAATTCATCTTCTTCAAGCTCCTGTTCAAGCTCAACTACAAGATCTATATCTTCATCTAAAAATTCTTCAAACGTTAACATATTACCCCACCATTAAGTGTGATGCAATTGAACCTATAATTGCAACTATTACAGCAACTGCTGTAGTTATTAGTATTCTATTTTGTTTAAAGTGGTGCTCTAGAGACATTTGCCTGTGCTCATCTATACTCTCTTTAACCTTATCGATTCTTTCATGAATAACTTTATTACTTTCATTAATAGAATCTTTCAATTCTTGATACTTTTCTTCCAAGCGTCTGTACCTCTCCGCACACAAGTCTACATGAGCTTCTAAGCTCTCTTTTTCCAGCACTTTAACCTTACCTCTTGCTCTTGTTTTTCTTTTAGCCGTTGTTTCCATTAGCTATTTGGTCCTGGGTCTCTTTATGTTCAGGGTCGTCCTTATCCTTGAACCAGTAGTCTGTCGATTTGGCTAACACGGCCACATAGGCTCCTACCATAATGTTAATAAGGTCTCGACTTGCTTGAGGCAAGTCTCCCATAAAGAGTAACCAAACTAGAAAAATAAAAGTAAGGACTATTATTAGAGA